TTCATCGAACCACACAGTACTCTTTAATAGAGTATTATCAACTTCAAAAACAGTTTTAAATCCAATCTGTTTGAGGGACTGATTGATACGGTTCTTAATAAATTCTTTAAGAATTGGAGCACTCAATCCTTCTTCTTTAATACCGTTCACCATCCAGTCTACAATCTTTGCTTCAGAGGCATAAGCTTCTTCTGCTTCATGTAAAATCTTAGTTTCCAGCTCTTCATCAAACATTTCTGGATACTCTTCTCTAATAGTATTAACAATCTTAATTCCAATCAAAGCATGAAGGTTTTCTTCGTTACGTGTATACTTTACTTGTTGGTCTGTATCTTTGAGCACATTCTTAAAACGAGCAAACCAGTTAACAATATAGAATTGTGAAAACAATGAAACGTTCTCAACAAACAGAGTAAAAAGAATCAGAGCATACAAATATTGCTTCTTTGAATCTTTATAGAATTTGTGAGTATACTTCTTGAGATACTTTACTCGTCCTTGAATCCATTCCAACTTCAAATTCTCCTGAAATACCTTTTCCAAGCCAAGTACTGTAAGAAGTCTTTCATATGCGTTGTTGTGAATTACTTCCGTGTTTGCCATTACATATCCAAGATCTTGCAAAGAAGGATGAGGAAGGTTTTCTCCAAGCTTAGCCCAAAAAGTTTTAACAGCAACTTCAATCTGCCCAATAGCTGAAAGAGTTCTTACTATAATATCTCTTTCCTGGTCCGTTAAAGAAACTTTAAAGTTTTGAACATCAGATTTAAAGTTAAATTCCTTATCAGTCCAGAAGCCAGCATGAATTGCTTCAACAAACTGTTCTGTCCAAGGGTATAAATTTGGTTTCCTTGAGACCTGTTCATCAAATATTTTGGGTTGATTGCTCATAATTTGTTATATGTAAAGACAGAGATCGTGCATAAAGTATAAACCATAATTTGAGATTAATCTAGTAAATTATCTCTTCGGTTTGAAATTACCTCCACCTGGTTTTGTATCATCCCATTTGTTTGCTCCAGGTAAGGTAGTGTTTTTAGTAGTTAAATTTATATCATGTTTTGCATCAGTAGAAGCATTCACTTCTTCTGGACCATGAATATTATTTGGTCTTCTAATGCTGTCAGGAATTGGTCCTCTATTGTTTCCGTCATCTTGAAGTTCTAGTACATCAATAGGTACCGTCATTGGATTACGATACAATCCAGGAGCATATTCAATATAAATATCAAAATAAATCCCATCTGGAGATTGAGTACCATTACCATAATTTTGAGTGGTTGTGGGGTATATTGATTTGATTGCTCCAATTCTTAAACACAAATCAAAAGAAGGCTGCATGCATGCTGCAACAATATCTTTAAAAGATTGACCTCTAGATGCTATATATTGATGCTGAAGAGTGTTTTTCTTAAACTTAACTCTATCTCCTACCATAAACCCTCCTTGTTGGAAGCGTTCTAATTCAGCTTCTAATAAAGTATCAAAATTACTCATGGATTTATTTATCATTCTAAAATTATTTTTTCAGGTTAAAAGAATTAAATAAAGTAATGAGTTCTATTAATGAAGATAATTCTTTATTTGGGTTACAAGAAGAGAATAGATTAAAAAATACGGAGCTACACTGGCGTACAGTGTTAGAAGCTACTAAAAATCAAATTATACAAGGAGCGTACGAACAGATTAAAAAAACAATTAAGGAAAGTGTAGCAGGAGAAATAAACGAATTACTAAACGAAATAAAACAATTAAGTTCTAAACTAGAAAATTATGAAACTCAAAATAATGAGGAAATAGGCAAAATAGGATTATTTCCTTTTTCTTTTAATCAAGAAACACAATGGTTAAAATGTGATGGAAGAAAACTTAGCAAAAAAGATTATCCTAAATTATTTGAAAAAATACAATATACATATGGAGGGAATGGAGATGAAATATTTCATCTTCCCAACGTAAATAGGCGTTATATTCGTTGTACAACCACATCAGAAAATGTTGGAATGTTGTTAGAAGATACTATTAAATTTCATAAACATAGTTTTTTGGAAAGCAATATAGATGAAGCTAGCTCAGCTACAAACGTAGAAGATTTGAATGGAACTCAGTTTGATGCAATAGAAGCAACGTCCGTTTCTGAACCTGGTTTTGGAGGAATACAACAAGGTATTGGAATAAATTTGCAGAATTTTAATAATTTAAAAGTTAAAATTACAGAAGATCCCGTAGGTCCGTTTATTAGTATAGGAAGCAATATTGAAGGAGCAGAAGAGACCAGACCTAAGAGTATTATTTTCGTATGCTGTATAAAAGCTTACTAACATAAGTATCCTTGTGGCAATTAAGCTTTCAAATTTAGAGAAAATTTCCGAACAAATAAAGATACAACAGTATCTTTTTAGTGATTTGCATTTAGATATAACAACATCAGACGTATATTCTCCTTCAACAAAATCTTTCAGCAGCGGAAATGATATTGCAATAGATTATGATATTAATGCTATCGTAAATTCTCTAAAAAATTTATTTAACACAAAGCCTGGACAAAGATTTTTATTTCCAGCATATGGATTAGATTTAGAATATTTTTTGTTTGAGCCCGTAACAGATATTAATGCTGAATCCATATCAGCAAAAATAATAAACGTAATAGAAACGTATGAACCCAGAGTTGCAATAAATCAGGTGTTTGTAGAACCAGATGTAGACAATATGAGTTATAGTATAACTATCTCAGTTAACATTCCTCTGTTTAACACTCAGGTTTCTTTAGATTTGCAATTAGATACAAAAGTTCAGTCTTTAATTTTTATAAATACAAATAGAACATAACATGGAACCCACTCTACCAGCAAACGAATTTCCTTTACCTAAAAACAGCTATGCTGCTTTTGATGCAATTTCTATACGAAATCTAATTCTTCAGCGTTTAGATGAGCAGGGTATTTTTACTGATCAAAATTATGTAGGATCTAATTTAGCTGCAATAGTTGATGTAATTTCTTATTCTTTTAATACCTTAATGTTTTATCTTAATAAAACAAGCACTGAAAGCACGTTTACTGAAGCTCAGTTATATGAAAATATTTCTAGACTAGTTAAAATATTAGACTACAAACCTATTGGATATCAAACATCAACTTTATCGTTTTCCTGTCAAACCCAAGGAATGACTCCTGGAACTTATACCATTCCTAGATATTCTTATGTTACTACAGATTTGGGTACTAGTTTTTCTTTTAATGAAGACATAACTTTTACGGTAACCAGCTCTGGTCTTGTTAGTATACCAGAAATTAATAACAGAAAATTATTATATCAAGGAACCTACAGAGAGTTTTCTCAGTATACTGCTCTAGGAGATCCTAATGAGGTAGTTCAGCTAAACATAACCAATGCTTTAATTGATCATTTTTCTTTGGATGTGTATGTATATGAATCGTTAGAAGATAAATGGTATCAATACACAAATGTATCTAATCTTTATACACAAACTCCTGTCTCTCGAGTTTTTGAAAAAAATTTAAACTCTAATAATATATACGATATTACTTTTGGGGATGGAATTAATGGCAAAAAACTATCAGCTGGAGACAAAGTTTCTATATTTTTTCTCCAGAGTTCTGGTCCAGCAGGAGTTATAGGACCTTCTTCATTTATAGGAAACAATACAATAAATTTATATTATAGTCAAACATATAAAGAAATTCAAAATGATTTAAATTCAAATGACATAACTCTAATTACCACCGAAAATGCAAGTAAGATAATTATACAAAATACAGTGGGTTCAACATACCCCAGAGAAGGAGAAACTACCGAAAGTATTAGAAAAAATGCTCCTTCTGTATATAGATCTCAGTATAGATTAGTTACACAAAAAGATTTTGAAACATACATAAAAACAAATTTTTCTCAATTTTTATCAGATGTTAGAGTGTTTTCTAATTGGGATTATATAAATGATTATTTGCGTTATTTTAATAGAATTAATGTGCAACCAGCAGGATTTGGTCAAATTTTGCTAAATCAAGTTCAATATTCTACAGCCTGCAATTTTAACAATGTGTATGTATGCGCTATTCCACGAATTGCTAAAGGAGCTACTTTAAAATATCTTTTGCCTTCTCAAAAAGAATTAATTAAAACTTCTTTAGCGGACATCAAATGTTTGACGTCTGAAATAACGTTTTTGGATCCTGTGTATAAAGCTATTACGTTTGGAGTCAAAACTCCTGAGGGAGAGGTTTCTTCTTCAGAATTAGTAAACACGTTTTTGCGAATAGTAAGAATACCAAATTCAAAACGTTCCGGTACAAGTATTAAAGCAGAAGTAACAAAAGTTTTCTTAGAATTTTTTAATCCATTAAATTCTGTATTAGGAGGAGTATTAAATTATTCAAGATTAGTTAATTCTATACTGCAAGTAGAGGGAGTAAAAGAAATAAACACAGTTAATTTAGCGACTGGTGTTGTTGTTAACAATTTATCTTTGTATGTTTATAACCCAACATATCCTGAACTAGATAAAGAAATTATATCAAGTAATAAACCATTCGAACCATTTGATTTTGTATATTTCGAGGATTTAACAAACGTAAGTTTAAAAATAGAAGTCACAGAAAATTAATATGAGTATTTCGCTAGACGTAACTCCAGGAACTTCAGGATATGCAAAGGGCACTAAATTTGTGTTTGTTGTTTCTGGAGTGAGCATTGTAAGCGAAACGGGATATAAAATACGCTGGGATTTTGGAAATGGTTTGTCATATACTGATTCTTATAACATAACTACAAACCAATACACAATTGAGCATATTTACGAATACGCGGGAAATTATGACGTCAATGTATCTGTTTGGGCTACCGACAAACTGGATTCAGAAACGAACTCAGAAGAAACTATTACACAAAGTATTATCGTTACAGAATTTTATTCAAACAAAATTTTAATAGACG